AGCAATTACCACAACATTATCTGATCAAGTTGTTACAACTGATAATATAATCAAATTTACTGGGATAACATCATTCTTTGGTGGAGACTTAATTAAAGTTGATAATGAAATAATGAAGATTGAAAGTATTGGTGTTGGAACCGCAAATGCAGTTACTGTTCGTAGAGGATGGATGGGAACAACTATCCAGTCTGGAATCGTAACCGGTGACTTAGTAACAAAGGTTGTTGGAAATTATAATATTGTTGGAAATAAACTTAATTTTATTGAAGCACCATATGGAAATACTCCAATCGGAACTACAACAAATCCACCAGACGAAAGAGACTATGTTGGAATAACTACCAGTTCCACCTTCCAAGGAAGAAGTTTCATGAGAACGGCATCTCCAAATACTATTAATGAAACATATCATAAAAATTATATTTTTGATGACATTTCTAGTAATTTTAATGGAATTGAAAATGAGTTTACTCTCAAGTCCAATGGAACAAATATAACTGGAATTGATAATGAAGGAGCTATTGTATTACTAAATGACATATTCCAAACTCCAGGAAATTCTAACAATTATACTCTCTCAGAAAATACTGGTATAACTTCTATTAGTTTTGTGGGATTTGCACAAACTATAACATCTGATGTTGGTATTAGTAGTTTCCCTAAAGGTGGAATAATTGTTTCTGTCGGTTCACAAAAAGGTCTTGGATATCAACCACTAGTGGCCGCTGGCGGTACTGCAATTATTTCTGGATTGGGAACTATTTCATCTATTAGTATTGGTAATAGTGGATCTGGATATAGATCCGGTATTCAAACTGTTAATGTTAGCGTTGGTACTTCTAGTCTTTCTGAATCAAATCTGGTTAGAGTTGGAATTGCCTCTATTAATAATGGAAATATAGTTAGTATAGAAATTACTAATCCAGGAACTGGATATACTACTACAAACCCACCATTTGTAGTATTTGACAGTCCACTTTCATATTCAAATATTCCTTTGTCATATACTTCTGGAGTAACTGGATTGGGAACAAATGCAACTATATCTGTTGTTGTTGGTCAAGGATCTAGTGTTATTGATTTTGATATTAGAAATACTGGTTATGGATACGGTAATGGAGAAACTCTTACTATTGGATTTGGAGGGACTACTGGAATTCCAACTACATCAGCATTTGATCCATCAAATCAATTTGAAATTGAAATTGAAAAAGTTATTAATGACGAATTTACTGGTTGGTCTTTAGGTGTTATAGAAACTTTTGATGATGTTACTAATTTTATTGATGGTACTAGAATTGACTTCCCATTAATTAAGGCAGGTATTCCAATATCAATTAATAAATCAAAAGGTTCTAAGATTGAACTTGATCAATTGCTTTTAGTATTTGTAAATGAAATACTTCAAATTCCAGGAAGTTCATACAAATTTGATGGTGGTTCTCAAATAACGTTTACAGAACCACTAAAGATTGGCGACAAACTTACAATCAATTTCTATAAAGGAAGTGGAAGTGATCTTGATGTTATTGATAGAGAAGTTCTTGAAACTATTAAGTATGGAGATGAAGTTACCTTAAATTATAATCCAGATTTGGGACAAAAACCATATCAACAAGAAAATGCAAGAACAATTAGTACAGTAACTAATGTTGATAGAGCTAACACTCTTCCATATTTTGGTCCAGGTAATACTAGGGATACTACCTTTGAAAGACCAGTTACATGGTGTAGACAAACTGAAGATAAAATTATTAACGGACAAGAAGTTGGTAAAGATAGAGAACTCTACGAACCAGTTATTAATCCGGCCGCAAACATAATTAATTCAGTTGGTATTGGTTCTACAATCATCTATGTTGATAGATTAAGACCGCTATTTGATCTTAATAATGAAAATATAGATTCTAACTTTAGATCAGGTATCCAAAACGAAATAACAATTTCTTCACCTGAAGTAACTGTAGGAGCGTCTGCAACCGCTGTTGTCTCATCTACAGGTACGATTGCTTCAATTACTATAAACAACGGCGGAGTTGGTTACTTGGAGGCACCAGACGTTAGTGTTGGTATAGGGTCTATCACAGCAACAGCAACATCAACAATCACTAATGGAGTTGTTACTGGAGTTACTATTACTAATTCTGGTGCTGGATACACTCAAACTAACCCACCTCTAGTTCTTATCGGACCTCCAACAAAGCAAACCGAAACTTGTAATGTTTCTTCTTATTCTGGAGATTCGGGCGTTATTGTTGGATTTGGAGTAACAACAATTGGATCAGTCAATGAGGTTGGTTTAGACTTCCACATTCCATACAACTCAGAATTAAGAAATCCAAACTTAGTTGGTACTGCGATAACATTAAGTGAAATATCTGTTGGAGATTACTTTACCGTATTCAATTCTAATGCTGGTAGTGCATTAGGTGGCAATCTTATATCTTTCGATATATCTAATAACATAATAGGAATTACAACATTATTCATTGATACAGTATTCCAAGCAAAAACTGTCGCAGTAGTTCCCAGAACTATTGGTGGAATATCTACTAGTGTTGTAAGAGTAAATTCTACAGCCATTGGGGTAGGATCTATTGGATTTAGTTCAACTACAGAATCATTTGATAGTACAATATATACTTTTGACAATTCTGGACTAGTATCATTTACTGGTGGATTTACTGCTTCTAATTATTTTGGCGAATTTAGTTGGGGTAAAGTTATAGTTGATGCTAGAACTAAAGAACTATCACATGAAGCAAGAACTTTAAATGGATTCTTAGGATTATCAACTTCGGATACATTAACTCGAACAAGATATCTCAGATTTAAAAACAACACCAATACAATATAAATATATTTAAACCCAAAAAATAATGGCAAGACAGATAATAGGAACGGGTTCATCTCCAAATGATGGCACAGGTGATAATTTAAGAGCCGGTGCTACAAAAATTAATGATAACTTTACCGAATTATATGATCTCTTTGGAAATGGAACTACTCTATCAAGTGGATCATGGGACGTAGTTAATTCTGGTATCAACACTCTTTCTGACGTTGGTATTGGAACTACTAATCCTAGATTTACTCTCGAAGTAGGTGCAGTAGGTGCTTCAGGAACTTCTTTACATGTCAATGGTGATGCTAGAATTACTGGAATAATTTCTACCACCCAAGTAATTATTGGTGGAGAAACGTTAACGGGAGCAGGTGTTACTTCACTTGTTGCTGGTTCAAATATTACTTTATCTGGAAGCACTGGGCAAGTAACAATTAATGCTTCTGGTGGAGGTGGATCAGCAGGTGCAGGAGGCACTTGGAGCAACTATGATGGTGTAACTGGTGTTACAACCACAAAGAAAGTAAAGATACAAAATGATCTAGAAGTTACTGGTGTAACAACATCAACTGGTGGTTTTGTTGGCACTCTAGATGGTGTTGTTGGTGGAAATTCACCAGCAGCTATCACGGGTACAACCATTACAGCAAATACTAATTTTTCTGGCGATCTTACAGGTGATGTAACAGGAACTGTATCTGGTAATGCAGGTTCTGCGACAGTTTTAGCATCATCTAGAAATATTGGTGGTGTTGCTTTTAACGGATCGGCAGATATTAACCTTCCAGGTGTCAATCAGGCAGGAAATCAAGATACATCAGGGACTGCGGCAATTGCTACTAATGTTACAGTCACTGATGAGTCTACTGACACAATTTGCTTCCCACTGTTTACAACTGCTGCCACTGGAGATTTACCACCTAAGAGTGGAACTAATCTTACCTTCAATTCAAGCACTGGTACTTTAAGCACTAACAATTTTGATGGTAATGCAACAGGATTAAGTGGTACACCTAATTTAGTTGTTGGTGTTGTTACTGCAACCTCACTTGAGGGTGATGCTTCTGATATGACAGCAGGTCAATGGGTTCTTGGTGCTGATGGAACAGATCACTATACATTCACTGGTCCTGGATTAAGTGGAGCACAAAATGATCCGGCCCTTTACCTACAAAGAGGTAAAACCTATAAATTTGTAAATGGAATGAGTGCTCATCCATTCCAGATTCAATTAACTTCTGGTCAGGGTGGAACCGCATATAATAATGGAGTTACAAATAACGGAACATCAAGTGGAACTGTAACTATTGAGGTTCGACAAGATGCTCCTGATATTCTTTATTATCAGTGTACTTCTCATGCGAATATGGGAGGAATATTTAACATTGTTGGTAGTGGAGTTCCAACTGGTGGTATTATTATGTGGTCTGGAGCCAGTGTTCCTGGTGGATGGTCGCTTTGTGATGGAACTAATTCAACTCCAGATTTAAGAGATAGGTTTATTGTTAGTTCTGGAAGTGTATATTCTATTGGGGATACTGGTGGTGTTAATTCTGTTACTCTCACTGTAGATCAAATTCCTGCTCACACTCACGCAATTACTGCCATCAATGACGGATCGCCATCCGTTCCTTATTCATCACCCAGATCAGCTTCTGCATCTGAGATTGATTCAGGATCTACAGGTGGTGGTCAGTCACACGAAAACAGACCTCCATATTATGCTCTTGCATTTATTATGAAAACTTAAACTTGATAACAACTTATCCTAGAAGAACTACGATTTTTTACAGGATAAATAATAAAAAAAGTCTGTCAAAATGGCTGCAATTATAACTGATCAGGTAAGAATATTAAACGCGAAAAATTTTGTCGCTGGAATTGCTAACGCTAGTAATTCATATTATTCTTTTGTTGGACTTCCAAATCCAACTGATTACTCTACGACATGGAACGATAATCCCCCTTCACCAAAAGATAATTTTGATGAGGAGAATGATTATTGGAATACAATGATCGCTTTGAAGAAAATTAATTCAACTGATGTTAGACAAGTTATTCCTAAGAGAAATTGGTCCTCTGGAACAACTTATGACATGTATCGTCATGATTATAGTAGATCAAATACTGCTTCGGTTTCTGGATCCACTAATCTATACACTTCAAATTTTTATGTTTTAAATAGTGATTTTAGAGTTTATATCTGCCTTCAAAATGGAACAGACCCAGAAAATACTCTTGGCAGACCATCTTTGGACGAACCGATATTTACGGACTTAGAACCAAGAGCGGCTGGAACTAGTGGTGATGGTTACATATGGAAGTATCTCTATACTATTAAACCTGCAGACATTGTTAAATTTGACTCTACAGATTTCCAACCAGTTCCAACAGACTGGAGTACTAGTAACGACACTAGTTTAGTCAGAGAAAATGCTGTAGACGGTTCTATAAAAATTGTCACGATAACCAATCGCGGTGTTGGTTTAGGAACAGCAAATGTAACATATACAAGAGTACCAATCAAAGGAGATGGGTCTGGGGCAGAGTGTACTGTTACCATTGATGGAGATTCAAAAATTAACGAGGTTACAGTATCATCTCAAGGATCTGGATATACATTCGGAACTTTAGATTATGAATCTGGTGGTATTCCTACAGGTACTACTCAACCATCATTTGATGTTATCATTTCTCCACAGGGGGGACATGGTGCCGACATCTATAGAGAACTTGGGGCATATAGTATTCTAATGTATTCTAGAATTGAAAGTGACAACGAGAATCCAGATTTTATCACAGGGAATCAATTTGCTAGGATTGGTATTGTTGAAAATCCACTTTCTCCAGCTGGAGGATCAATTTTAGAAACAGATAAAGCAAGTGCGGTCAATGCTTTAAAATTGACAGGTATTGGATATAGTGAAGCAACTTTTACATCAGATTCCTTCGTCACTCAAACAGTTGGAACTGGTGTCACTGCAGTAGGTAGAGTTATAAATTATGATCAGAACACTGGAGTTTTAAAACTTTGGCAAGATAGGACAGTTGCTGGATTTAATACATCAGGAATTGGAATTACGAATCCTACTTATGGATTTCTTTTAAGGAATTTTACCGGCAATCCAACTGGAGATGGAACCCTTACAATTACACCATCTACAGGACTGCAATTAAGTATTGATAGTTCATTTAGCGATAACAAAACAACGATAAATAATCGTACATATTATCTTGGAATGGATTTCACTACAGGAGTTGCGTCCCCAGAGGTAAAACAGCATTCTGGAAATATTATATACGTAGATAATAGACCTTCTATAACAAGATCGTCAAATCAAAAAGAAGACATAAAAGTTATCTTGCAGTTCTAAAGAATTATGCCACAGCAGACAAACCTTAACGTAGCACCATATTTTGACGATTTTGATGCAACGAACGATTACCACAAGGT